TGGAAGAGCACCAGGAACAATCATCAGATGTGGAAACTGATCATGCAATATCAAGAAGAAGTCACTCGTAGATTGGAAGACCATGATGAAAAAATCAACACGTTCTCTCAACACTTTGAATACACAAAAGCATAGCCTACGCACACAGATCAGTGATTGGCCCAGTGACATCTGTGCAAAATTGCAGTTAGAAAACACCCACGTGGATGGCCGTTATGATCCTGTGAGGGGTTGGCAGATAGTGACACTGCATCAGGGCAGGACCTTGTATTTGGACTGTGATGAAAAGCAGGGTGTGGTGTTGATAACCTAATAAATATTACAAAATCTACTCAAGGAAAAGATGCCATCAAGAGCCAAACTAACCACCAGAGGAATCAGCACTACCACAGTCACAACAGAAACACTGCCCAAGAATCTGGCACTGACCAACAACGAGCTGGACAGCAATTTCATTAATTTGAGAGATCAGACATTCAGCATAGTGGGAGATGACTCATCAGGCATTGACATCAAGGCAGGTGACACAATAAAATTTGCAGGTGCAGGTGGAGCCACGATCACAGCCACTGGCAGCACCATCACTGTGACAGCGGGTGGAGGTGGTGGTGGAACAGGTGATTTAACCATTGTTGGCAGCACCATATCAGGACCCAGTAATGCTGACATAAACCTCACAGCAGGTGGAACAGGAGATATCAATCTCAATGCTGACACCGTGAGATTGGGTGATGAAAATGCCAGTGTTGTTTTAACTTCTAATGGAGCAACCAGTGGTGATTTTACAATCAAGATTGGCAGCGATTCTACTCCTTATATAAAACTTACGGATGCAGGCACTATTGAAATTGCTCCAGACATCAACAGCACAACATTTCTCAAAAGTGATATTACAACTTTAGGGTCAGGCAGTAGTAGTGGCACACTCAATACCAATGGTGCAGTTGATTTAATATTAAGCACCAATACTAGTGGTACATCATCAAGAATTGAATTAAAACCAGGCACTAATGGTGGTATTAATATTTGGCCTAATGGCACAGGTAAAATTCAATTGGACAATCATTATTGGCCTAACATAGATGGATCTTCTGGACAAGTATTGACTACAGATGGTGCTGGAATTTTAAGTTGGTCTTCTGTATCTAGTAGTACAGGTGATCTAACCATTGTTGGCAGTGAAATATCAGGACCCAGTAATGGAGATATCAGCATCACACCAGGTGGCACAGGCAATGTTGTTTTAAAAACAGAAACTTTGAGAATTGGAGATCCTGATGTGGCCACTGAAGGTGATGTTATTAATATATTCACTGCCACAGATCAAAGTTTATATATTGCTACCAGCAATCTAGATGCAAATAGCACATCTATTAAACTTATAGAAGAATCAGGAGATGAACAAATAGAATTAAATGTGCCTAGTACATCTAGCAAGGGAATAGATATGAATGCTACTTGGTTAAGGTTGGGATATGCAGGCACAGGAGGAGTAATTTCAACCTATGGAACTGGTAGTCTTGAATTAAGAACTAATAATTTTGGTATTCTTAATACTGGTAAAATTGAAATTACAGGAGGCAGTAATGCTAATATATCTATTTTACCACATGGAACAGGGAAAATTCTTTTAGATAATAATTATTGGCCCAATACAGATGGCACTGTGGGTCAAGTATTGACCACAGATGGTGCAGGAAATTTAAGTTGGGGTAATGCCACAGCACAGGGTATCACATTTGTGGGTGATGACAGCACAGGCACAAGAATATCAGATGGAGAAACTATCAAAATTGCAGGTGCATCTAATATAACCACAGCAGTGAGTGGAGATATTCTTACCATTACTGGACCTAATTTAACCAATTATGCTCAAAAAACTGACACCGCAATCACTTTGGTAGGTGATGACAGCACAGGCACAGCAGTAACTTTGGGAGAAACTTTTAAAATTGCAGGTGGCACTGGCATCACTACTTCAGTGGGTGCTGATACTCTCTTTATCAATGCTACAAGTACATCATCCGTAGGTGACTTTACAATCACAGGCACAACCATTTCAGCAGAAACCACCAATGCAGACATCACCATCACAAGTTCAGGCACAGGCAATTTTAATGTGGACATGGATACATTACGATTGGGTGATTCTGGTAGTGAAAGTAACATCACTACCAATGGCACAGGCTCTTTGGTATTATCAACCAACAATGTAGGTGTCAATTCAGGAACAATTAAAATTAATGAAGGCACGAACGGCAACATAGAATTAGCACCCAACGGCACAGGAGATGTGCTTCTCACAGCAGACACAGTGAGAGTGGGTGACAGCAACACAGATGCCACCATCACCACCAACGGCACGGGTGATTTAATTCTTAATACCAATGCAGGCACCAGTTCAGGTTCAATCACAATCGCAGATGCTGCCAATGGCAACATTTCAATACTCAACAATGGCACAGGGGAATTGGTGGTGTCAGGTGCAATCACTACCAGTGGTGCAACAGATCTAGTGTTAGACACCAATGCAGGCACAAACTCAGGCACAATAACCATCGCTGATGGCACTAACGGAACAATCACCGTAGCAACCAATGGCACTGGTTATCTAGATCTCCACAAGAGTTTTGATTCAACCAATTTCCCACAGACTCCCGCATCAGGCAACACCAACTGGGCAGGAGCCACTTCCACTTCTTACATGGGCACTAGGATGCTGTACAGCAATCAAGCACAGGGAGACATCACCCAACCAGATGATCGTGTGCGGGCCAACACTAGGTTGATTTCAATCAAGCACCCCAACGATTCAACCACATACAATGACACTGACTACGTCATACAGAACACTGACCTCATAGTGCTGGATATCAATGGTCAATCATTTGGCAGCACCTTAACTGGATCACGTGGTGCTGGGGTAAGGGGAGAGGCCAACAACGTGATATTAAAGAACACCGCAGGTGGCACCAAGACTGGACCAAACCTAATTGGAGGATCTGCTTTCGTTGAGGTGGAGAATGCCCACGGTGGTGACCTCACAGCGGTCAATGTGATGGGATTTAGATCATTCATCAGCAACAGAGCCAACACGGGTGAATTCACAAGGATGACCAATGCCTATGGCTACCTAGCTGAAGGAATAGGAGCAGGGGGATCAGGCACCAGCGGAACCAATAGATTTGTAACCAACGAATACGGATTCTTTACACAGGGATCAACCTCAAGCAATCTAGTAACCAATTATTATGGATTCTATGCCAACACAGGTGCCACTGCTACCAACAAATACGCATTCTATTCTGCAGATGATGCCTATCTATCACGATTGGGCACAATAGAGAGAGTAAGAGAAAAACAAAATGCCTTGACCAGCAGTAGCACCATCACAGTGGATGCGGATCTAGCACCTGTCCACAAGGTCACATTAGCAGAAAACACACAATTTGGTATCACAGGATTGAGCACAGGTCAAACAGTGACCATCATCATTGTGCAGGATGGCACGGGCAACAGGACTGCCACATTCACTTCTGATACATCTACCACAGTGAAATTTGCTGGTGGCACACCCACTCTCAGCACAGCGGCCAATGCCATTGATGTGGTCAAGATATACAACGATGGAACCAATTTCCTTGGTGTGATAGAAAAAGCATTTGCTTAAAATTATTGGGATATTGACAACAGAGAATATGTATAACAGATGGTTAAAAACTGGATCTGTATAAATATTACAGTATAACGAGGAATTTACAATGCCTTCTAAAGCCAAATTAGTCACGAGAGCATCCAGCTCCAGCACAGTGAGCACGGACACGATACCCAAGAACAACAGCTTGACACACGCGGAATTGGATTCCAATCTAATCAATTTGAGGGACGCCACATTTGGTGTGGCCAGCGATGACAGCACGGTGATAGACGTTGGCATGGGCAACACTCTCAAGGTGGCAGGATCAGGTGGTGTGACCACGGCAGTGTCAGGACAGACCCTGACCATAACAGGCTCCTCTGGCAGCATAACCCTAGTGGGTGATGACAGCACGGGCACAGCAGTGACCGTTGGTGAAACATTTAAAATTGCAGGTGGCCACAACATCACCACGGCAGTGTCAGGTGACACACTGACCATAACTGGCAGCAAGAACATAGATGTCAATGAGATCAATTCAGGAGATTCATCAGCCATTCAGATCAACGATGCTGTGAACATATCAGGCACCTTAAATGCCAAGACCATTGTGACCAATGATCTCATATCAGAGGATTCATCAGCCATCAACGTATTGGATGGCATGAATGTGTCAGGCACCCTAAGTGCAGATGTTTTGGATGTGAATGAACTCAGTTCCAATGACAGCACAGCCATACAAATTAACGATGCTGTGAACATATCAGGAGCTGCCACGATCAACAACACCTTGGCAGTGACCAGCACCAGTACATTCACGGGTGATGCCACATTCTTGGGATTCATCAAGGGAGACACCAACGGACCAGTGACCATAGCACCAGATGGCACAGGTGATGTGCAATTGGTCGCAGACACAGTGCAAATAGGAGACAGCAACACCAATGCTACTCTAACTACCAACGGTACTGGTGATCTAATTCTCAACACCAACAGTGGCACCAATTCAGGATCTATCACTGTCGCAGATGGTGCCAACGGTGACATCAAGATCTTGGTCAACGGCACGGGCATGATGGATATATTGAAAGAGATCAATGTGACCAACTTCCCACAGACACCAAGTTTAGACAACAGCAACTGGGCTGGATATGATTCTCCCACCTACGTGGGCACGAGGCAATTGTATAGCAATCTCGCACAGGGCAACATCACGGATCCCACGGAACGTGTGAGGGCCAACACCAGATTCACTGTGATCAAACACCCCAACGACAGCACCACATACAATGACAATGATTACGTGATACAGAACACGGATTTCACCGTGGTTGACATCAACGGACAAAATTTTGCACAGACATCACGTGGTGCTGGGGCAAGGGGAGAGGCCAACAACTGTGTGTTGATCAACACAGCAGGTGGCACAGTGACAGGCACAAATATAGCTGGTGGTTCAGCGTTCGTTGAGGTTGATGCGGGCCATGGTGGTGATCTCACCTGTGCCAATGCCATGGGATTTAGATCCTTCATCAGCAACAGGGCCAACACGGGTGAATTCACCAGGATCACCAACGCATACGGTTATGTGGCAGAGGGCCTAGGCACGGGGGGCACGGGTGCTAATGGAACCAATAGGTTCATCACCAACGAATTTGGCTATTTCTCACAGGGTGCCACTGGCACCAGTTTGGTCACCAACTACTACGGATTCTATGCCAACACGGGGGCCAATGCCACCAACAAATACGCATTCTACTCAGCGGATGATGCCTACCTATCACGCTTGGGCACCATAGAGCGATTTAGGGAAAAGGTATCAGCATTGACATTCTCTGCCTCCATAGCAGTGAACACGGATCTCGCACCCATATTCACAGTGACGCTGACAGGCAACACAGATTTCACATTGAACAATCTTAGCACGGGACAGACCGTGACCATCATCGTCACACAGGATGGCACAGGCAGCAGAACTGCCACGTTCAGCACTGACACAAGCACGGCAGTGAAGTTCGCCGCGGGCAGTGCCACACTCAGCACCGCGGCCAATGCCATTGACGTGGTGAGGATAGTGAATACTGGAACCAACTTCATTGGCATCTTGGACAAGGGATTCGCATAACATGAAAGGAACACACTAAATGACCACTTGGCCCTCAGCATCCAAAGCCACCACAACACACACAGATTCTGGCAGCGATTCACCCAGATTGGCTAGAACAGACATCAATCAAAACATTTTAAATGTTAATGATGTGATTGATTTTTTTAACATCACATCTCCAGTTGACAGACAGATATTGCAGTATAACCAATCAAATGCCAAATTTGAACTGTCCAGCGACTTTGTTGGACAGGGATTGACCATATCAAACAACAACATCACGACCACAAGGAGCAATGATGATTTGGTGCTGGGCACATCAGGCACAGGACAGATTGTCCTCAATGATATCTGTAATTTTAAAACCAATTATATTGAAAAAGTATTTTCTATCAGTGGAACCAGTGGATCTATAGATGTAGATGCTTCAGTGGCATCCGTGCATAAGATGACATTGAATGACAATACCACATTTACATTTACAAATTTATCACAAGGACAATCAGTTTTTTTAATTATTAGCATTAATGCCAATAGCAAAATAGCTACATTTACATCAGATGGTTCTACTCTAGTTAAATTTGCTAATGGTGCTCCCACATTGACAGTGGCCAGCGGACAGATTGATTTGGTCACTGTGTTTTATGATGGCACCAATTATATTGGCAACATAGTGCAAGGTATTCAATAATGCCGTTAGGTTCTAAAAGATTTCTTCAATTTGAATATCCCACAGCTGCCGCACAACACGCAACTATAGACATTTCTGGTTGTCAATTAAGCAGTGATGCTGCCAAATTTGGCACATATGGTTTAAAAACTTTACAAGAAACTTCAAGTTCACAATATCGTGATGTTGGCAATGCACAGATCACAATCTATCCCAAAGACACCAGTTTTTATCTCAATAAAAATTTTGCCTGGACAGTGGAATGTTGGGTTAGAGCAAAAAATTTACTTGTTCCAAATGGTGTGCATAATATTGGACCCTATACAGAAGGACCTGATTGGAGAATACTGATAGTGCATCCAAGCAGATTGGCAGATGACACACGAAATCAATTTGTTATCAATAGATATTTTTATTTGAATGATCCTGTGCAGGTCCCTCATGCAAGTATAGGCACAGATGGAACACCTCGTTTTAGAACCAGATATGAAAACAGTTCATTAGGTAATCAAACATCAATCACAGACGGAACTTCATATCACATTGCCGCAGTGAGCACGGGTGCTGGTATATTAAAATGGTTTATTAATGGCAGTGAAGGAACTTTTAGTGGATACAGTCAAACCTATACCTATGCAGGTGAGAATAGAAATGTTTCTTTGGGATTGTATGAACAAACCTATGGTGCCAGTCCCTCAGGATTTTCTCTCTATTTTGATGATGTGAGAATCAGCAATATAGCAAGATATACTAGCAATTTTACAGCACCTACCAATCCTTTTACACCTGATAAAAACACTCTTGCTATATTTCACTTAGAAAATAACACTGATGATTCAAGTTTTTAACAAATGTGGCTAAATAAAAAGGTAATTACAACAAGGAAATCTAATTATGTCAGCGGCATCAAATAGTTTAGAGAATCACATATTAAACGGAACACTGAGAGGCTATGCCACTGCCTACACAGCACCAGCGGCCACAGATATTAAATTGGCATTGTTTTCAGGCTCAGCATCAGATGTGCTGGCAGCACTTGAGGCAGGCACTGCGTCAACCACTATAGGCAATTGGGGCTACTATGAGATCAACACAGGCACATATTCAAGAACACAGATCACGTTTGGCTCAGACACCACCACAGGATCAATTTCCAACACGGCCAACTGCACATTTCCCACTGCCACTGCCAATTATGACAACACAGCGGGAGCAGGATCCACGATAACTTGTATTGCCATCATTGATGAAAGCAGGACACCAGATCAAGTGATGTATTATGGATTGCTGTCCAACGCCAAGGAAATACTGAACGGGGACACCTTCCAGGTGGCCACAGGCAACCTCACCATATCGTTAGCATAGGAGCCATTCAATGGCCTCATTTCCTCCATATGTAGAGTCAGACTACGTAGTCTTCTTTCCCATAGTGTTTGGTGAAGACGAACCGCCCTATGTGTTTGAACCCACAGCGGGTGTGTCAGATGACTACACCTGGGATCAATTTTCAGAGGACGGAGAATACATAGACAGGACCTGGGATGAGTGGTACGGTGACTCTTGGGGCACTGGTGTGTCCTTCACATTTGGCATAGTGTTGAAAGCCCTTAGCGGATATCTACATTTTGGTGTAAGTGACCAATCCGTGGTTGCTTCTCAATCATCCACAATGAATAGATTGAGGGATCAAACAGCACCATTTACATTTGCATCCTCAGCCTCGTTTCTGAGTTTGGGAGGATTCCTTGCCTCAGGAGATGCCAGCATATCAGCCACGGCATCGCAGAGCACAATACCAAATAGATTGAGAGATCAACCCACACCCATCATCTACAACACAGCCTTTGCCTCTGCACAGAATGCCAACGCTATTTTTGCACCATCACCATCTTTCGTCACCCTGTTCTCACAGATTGCCAATGGCAATGCCACCTACAGGCCCAGCAAAACTTTATCAGCGATCTTCTCACAATTGAGCAATGGAAATTATCTTATAGCCAAATTACAACCATTAAATCTACAAGCATTCGCATTTGAATTGAGTGATGCCGCATTGGTATCACTGGTGGATCCTTACTTTACCATCAAGGCCCTGCAGGAGATCAGAGCCTATATCGTGCCAGAAGAAAATCGTATAATAGAATGTTTGATGGAAAGTCGTGTAAATACAGCACCAACAGAAAACAGAGGAATAGAAGTGTTGCAGGAAACAAGAAACTATCGCATATTCACTCCAGTGTTTAAAGACAGAAGTTCTATACCAAGGGTAAGAGGAGATTACTAGGAATGGCCAATTTAACAGGTTTTAAAAGAGATAATGAAGGTGCTTACATAGAAAAAGCACCCACAGCCAATATCAAATATGCTGTGGATTTTACAGATTACCTCAATTCAGGAGATGCAATCAGTTCTGCTTCTGTGGCCATTGAAAGTATCGCGGGTGATACCAGTCCACTGGCATTGCCAACCAATGCTGCCACAGATGTATTGATAGCAGGTGATGTGGTCTCAGTGAGATTGAGGAACGGCACCTTGGGCAATGTCTACAATGTGGATGTGACCATAGTGACATCCAACGGTGACACTGACAAGAGGAGATTTAGAATAGTGATAACGGAGAAACATTTATAATGGCACAGATCAAAAAAACATCATACAAGCTGGACACGCAGATCATAGCCAAATTGGCTTCCATCATGTGTTCTTACGAAGAGATCGCTTCAGTGATGAACACTTCTGTGGACAATCTCAAAAAGAGATACAAGGACATCATTGAGAACGGCAGGGCAGAGGGCAAGAAATCGCTACGTAGGAAACAGATGGAAGTGGCCTTGGAAAAAGGTGATGTTCGTATGTTGATCTTCTTGGGAAAAAATTACTTGGATCAGAAAGACACACCCACTGATGCTGAGAGTCAAGAGCCCCTACCTTGGCCCAATGAATAGATATGAAACTATCACAGCCGCAACAATCTGTGGCACAAGACAACACTAGATTCCGCGTCTTGGTCACAGGAAGACGTTTTGGCAAGACCACACTGGCCATTAGAGAATTGTGTTATCAGGCAAGGGTTCCCAACCAACTTTGTTGGTACATTGGACCCAGCTATAGACAAGCCAAACAGATTGCTTGGGTGCAATTAAAAAAAATAATTCAAGATTTAAGATGGGCCAAGACCATCAATGAAGCAGAACTCACCATTGTGTTAAAGAATGGTTCAAGGATCTGTCTAAGGGGAGCGGACAATCCAGATTCACTGAGGGGGGTAGGTATAAATTTTTTAGTGATGGATGAGTGTGCGGACATTGAACAAGAAGCATGGACAGCGACCCTAAGGCCCACACTGTCAGATACCAAAGGCAAGGCCCTGTTTTGCGGCACCCCCAAGGGGCTCAGTTGGTTCTATGATCTATACCAACAGGGACAGATGGGCAATCCAGATTGGAAGAGTTGGCAGTTCACCACACTGCAAGGTGGTTGGGTGGATGCTGAAGAAATAGAACAGGCACGTAAAGATCTATCAGAAAAAGTTTTTAGACAAGAATATGAAGCCACTTGGGAAACATTCTCAGGAGTGGTCTATTATGGTTTTGATATCAAACACAACGTCAAGGCATTTGAGATGCCTGAGCACGTGACCATGTTGCATATAGGACAGGATTTCAACGTGTCACCCATGAGTTCTGTGGTATCTTATATTCAAGATGGAGTGGTGCATATATTTGATGAGATATCCATGTATGGATCCAACACAGATGAGCTGTGTGA